TGACTAAAATTGTTTTAGCCATTATTCAATTATTTTCTTTTCTCTTTTAATGTGTCCTAAAACTGTTCCTTTGTGAGAACCTTCTTTAATTGTATAACCAGAAGTGCCATTGCCATTAATCTCAACTTCTTTACGGCTTCGTAATAAAATATTATTTTTATCGTTGATTTTTTTTGCAATAAAATTATTTGCAATTAAATCTTTTAATCTTTCTAACATTATCCGTTTTCTTGTTCTTTAGGTTGTGGTCTGTTAGCCATAGTTCTAGCAACTGATTCCGCGCTGCGGCCTACGACATACCCTCCGAGACCAATCTGTAAAAGGGTCCATACGTCTCCTGGAAGTGAAATTGTTATAGAAGCTTTGAAGAAAAATAAAATTACTGGCCCTAATACATAATTCCATATTAATATAAATATTAATACATACATTAATAAAGGTCTCCAACTAGATGCAAACCATCCAGCTTTAGCTTCAGCTTCAATAATTTTTGCTGCAGCAGTAAATTCTTGTGTATGAGACTGCAACATTTGTGTTTGCAGATCTGCTTTTAATTTAGCGGCAAGGTCTTTATCGGCGACTGCTTTATCAACTGTGTTAAATAAGATTTTCGCAAGTGGGGCAACTGCTTGTAAGATTGGCAACATTGTTCAAATTTCTCCTTTCTTCTTATACCAAGATATGGAGCCATTTGCAACATCACAACCATTGCTTTATCTCCAGCTACAGTCCATTTCCATGATTTCTTTAGGTGATTTTTTTTAGGTGTGTGTGCACTAACAGAGCCTAACTTAAAATAATCTATAAACCTAACTACAATATCTTCATCAGTCATTCTTACTTGTGCTCTAAGGTACCTATTATTTTTTTCTTCTTTTCCCCAAAAACCAAAAGATCCTTCTCCTTCAAATACCCCAGCAAGAAATATTAATTTTTGTTCAGGCTTTAATGTTTTGTAGTCCAACGATTCCTCCTTTGTTAAATTTCATAAATTCAAAAAACTTTACATTTTTTTTAGTCTTTTGCAACTTATAAAGTTCATTTAATTTAAATGCAGCTTCTTCAGCAAATGCTTTAGGTGTTTTTTTTACAAAATCTGGAGCAAATGGATTAGCTAAATTTACAGCTTTAGCTCGAGTTAAAAAATTTTCAACCCCACCTGGTATTTTTTTACCTCTTAGCATTTGATTCATTTGCATATTGTGAGGACCAAAAGTTATTTGTATAAAATTTAAAGGTGTTCTACCAACATCATAAATGTGACTCATGTGAAACAAATCTTTTCCACCTTTTCCTATTACATCAAATGCTGCTTTATTTAAACTTTCCAACATGCTTGTTTTTGGATTCATAACTTTAGTAGTTAATACTGCTTTTTTATAATCATAAGCATCTTTAACTTCTGCAAATAAAGGATCATTTTCTGCAATGCCTTTTTTTATATCTTCGTATGTAATTTTTCTACCTCCTATTTGAAACTTCATTTTTTTCCAATTACCTGTTTCAGAAGGATTTAAAAACTTAACATCTGAGCCTGGTTGTCTATGAGACCTGTATAAAAATCTTTGTACTACATCTTCTGGCGAATTTGCTCTTAAAGAACTAGCAAAAATATTTTCTTTTTGTATTTCTTTAACTATTTTTGGTGTAAAATTTGTTTGACCACTCATTCTTTTATATCTTTCACTTGTTGCAAATTTGTTAAAATAATCAAATACAGGTTGTAACTTTTCAGGTAACTTAACATTAGCTTGTTTTTTATAAATTGACCAATTTCTTGGACTCATTCCTAGTTTATCTGCAGCAACAGGATTTAATAAATTTTCAAAATTTCCTTTTCCTTTTTTTAAAGCACCTATATTTTTTTTAAGATATTCTTTTACAGTTTCCAATTTTTTTTCTTTTCTAGCTTCAATAATTGGTCGTTCTGTTGATTTTTGAGTTAAAGAAAATTCTTGAGTACCAATATTTAAATATTTTTTTGTTGAAGGAGCGTAATCACCAACTCTTTTTAAAACAGCTTTTCTTATTAAATTGTCTTCTATAACATCAGCAACTTTTAATTCTCCTGTTTTTATTTCTGAAGAAGATCTAATTAAAGCTTTTATTCCTTTTTGAGTTTCTGGAGCAAGTTTTGTTCCTTCTGAAACAATAGTATCAAATTCTTTTAAAAATTTACCTATTAGCCTAGCAGACATTATATTTTTTTAGTTTTTTTTAATTTTAAACCCTGAGAGGCAGGTCCTTTTAACGGTGGTGGTCCAAATCTCTTACCAGGAAGTTTAACCTTTTTTCGCTGGTTCATTTGATTTAGCTCTTAAAGATTCTTCTTGAAGTTTTAATTTACCTTTGGCAACTTTCATTCTTTCAGCTGCTTGTTCTTCTTGATTTTCCATTTTCATTCTTTCAATATCATATTTTTCTTCAAGTTCTATTTCTTTACGTTCTAAATCTTGTTGAGTCTCTTGAGCTCTTCTTTGAATGTCCATAGCCTTAAGATCTAATTCTCTTTGTTTTAAAGCTACTAGTGGATCTTGTTGTTGTGTACCGCCTTCTGCTTGAATAAGCTGTGTTGTTAATTCTGCAATTCGTTTTGCAACCATAGAATTAAATTGTATTTCAAATCCTGCTGGATCTTGTTGAGCCATCATATTCATTTCTTCTGATTCAGCAATCATTGCACCAACTTCTCCTTGTGCTTTAAATGAAATGTGATCTGATATGTGCCCCTGTAGTAATGCATACACCATAGGGTTAATTTGTATCATTCTGCTTTGAATAAATGCCCCGTGAGCCGCAATATGTGCATCATGGTCTTGTTCTGGGAATACTTGTAATAATTCCATCTTTAATGCTCTTGCATTCTCTAGTGCAGGGTCTTGTGCAAATGGTTCTTGTGGTGGTGGCATTAATAAATCTATTTCTCTTGTGCCAATTGCTTCATAAACACGTCTATACGCTTCTCTTAGGTCATGCATTTGAGGATTTGACTGTGCAATTTGTAATTGTGTTTGTGCAAGTGTAAATCTTTGAGCCATTGAGAAGATATTTGGATCCGCAACTGGGATAACATCAACTTTGTCGTCAAAATCTTCTACTTTTACAAGTCGATCTGCTCCTGTAACTGCATATGGATAGACCGGAGGTAGATAAGTTGCAAAAACATCAGCCAAAAGATTAAATTCTTGCTTCATTGTGTAATAAATTCGTTTGTGAATTGCTGACATAACTCTTGAACCACGTTCTAAGAGTGCAATTGTTGTTCCAACAGCTCGATTTGCACTATCTTCACCTAATTGCATGTCTGCAATGGATGCAAAACGTTGTCCAGCTTGTACACAGAAGCCTAAAAGTTGAAATAAAGTTGGACTTGGCTCTTTAAATGGTAAAAGTTGGAACTGATCTTTAATATTTCCACCTGGTGCATCAACATCTCTGAATTCACCGGGTTGAAAAGGTTGGTCATCATCACGAATTCTTATTCCTCGTGATTTAAAACCTGCTGGTAAGTTAGCTAGAGTACCTGCATCAAGTAATTGTCTTAATGCTGAGGTTGCTGTTCGTGATAATCCACCTATCATGTGTATTAATCCAAAACCATAAAACCCTAAACCTGGTAAAAATTTATAATGAACAAAATATTCTGTTCTTTTCATTAATTCATCTTCAGGACTATAATTACGATAGATAGATAAAATTTCTTGAGAGCCTTCATCAATTGTTACAATGTAAGGGATTTTAATATTTTTATTTTTTTTAGATGTGTCTGGATTTTTTTCGTACTCTTCTAAATCTAAATCAACATGCATTTCTAATATGTTGTGTTGAAAATCTGTATCTCCTGCAGGTTTAACACCTTCAATTTCATCTAGTTTTTGTTTTAAATTACTTTCTTCTGGTCTCTTAACTGTTAATTCTATATCTCTGTAAAATCCTGCTCTTTGTTTTTTTAAAACTTCATTGTCACTCATCTTAATGATGTGTGTAATTCTTTCACAATCTTTTAAATCTGTTGCATAGTAAGGCACTACTAAATCTTGCGCGGGAATGAATTTAGCAACTGCTCTTTGCATTATTTCATCATAGTAAATTTTTTTAAATGTAGATCCTGATATTGGTAAATAAAATAACAATTGATCAAACTCTGGAGTGTACTCTTGCATTTCCTCCATCAACATGTAGTTCATAAAATTCTCAACTCTTTTTGCTTGTTCTACAGTTTCACGAGTTGCAGCTCCAACAACCTGTGTTCTTACAGGTCCTTCAGGTGGTAATAATTCTTTGTAAGCTTGTGCTTGAAATTGTGTAACTGACTCAGCTAGTAATGGATGTGTTACACCCGATGCTCCTTGGAAGGGTCTAGTTTGATCTGTGTATTTAAACCCTAGTAAATCTAGACCTTGTGTGTACGTCTGTTCCCAATCTTGTCTTGAAACTTTATCTTTTCTGTAATCTTGAATTAAACTTCCTGCCATACGAGATAATATCGTATCATCCATATCTTCGGCTAAATTTTTATAAAAATCTTCCTCTGTTTCTTCTGTAGTTTCTTCTACTTCACCCTCTTCGGTTGGAGTTTCAATTTCTATATCGACTTCTTTTTCTTCAAGGATAGGATCTTGAGTTGGATTATTTTTATCTATTTCAGCCATGATTTAGTGATTTGTTATAGCAAATATTATAGTATCACGCAAAT